ATAATGTATAATATGTCAATTAAATCAATAACTTACGTTTAATTAACTATGACAGATTACATTTATAAATGCAAGAAGTGCGGTGCAGAGTTCACAAAACACTCAAGTTATTGCATCCATTTTTATAAGTGTAAATAAAAAGAATTTGCCGGCTTTTGGGGGCGTTAATCGCAAGTCGGCAATCCTATTTATTGGGGATGTCTCTAATGGTCATCTATGCAGTTTGGTATTTCTTCGTAGTAGGGGTAATAGCTCATCCAGTGGGTTTATATCTCTACTATAAAAAACGGAAGTAAAGGAATTCAATTATGTTGGCTTGTTTGATTTATGGGTCGGACCAGACGACATGTATTGGGTATTTAAACATGGATTTGGTGATCGGTCTTTTTGCTGCTTTCGCAGTTCTATTCGGTCTCAGCTATGTTTTTAAAATCGTTCTTAGACTAATGGGTTTTTAACCCTTGGAGATTGTTATGGAAAATCAAAAACGTGGTGTTTTAACACTTACTAATGTTCAACGTTTTGGGGTGGGTGCTGCTGTTGGGGCTGCGCTTATTACTAATGCCAATGCTGCTGTCGACGTGGCTGGTCCAGTTGCAACTTTAACAACTGACGGTACTGCTGCGATTACTGCTGTTGGTGCTGCATTACTCGGTCTTGCGGGTGTTGCTGTTGTATTCAAATGGGTTAAAGCTGCTTTCTTTAGCTAATAGCTCAGGGGGTAGAAATACCCCCATCTTATAAGAATTAAATATTTAAAAAGTTGGGGGCTTTTATGAAGTTTTTTAAATATTTGGTTTTTTTATTATTAAGCATTACTACTTTTATTGTTTATGCATATCCATCTTCTCAACAATATATTTATCAAGGTTATAGTCAAAAAATCTACTTAACAGCTGAAGAGGCTTGTGATTATCCTTCCACTGTTTCATCTAGTCACGGTATGTACGGTGCGACTTTTGATCATTTATCTGCATTTAGTGGCAACTCTGCTACTTGTTACTATAAGAAAAAAGATGGTTCTGTGATTTCTATGTATGGTGTTACTAGGTTAAATAATCCCGATTATGTTCCTGACCCTAAATGTCCCGAAGGACAAACCCTCCAAAACGGTCAATGTGTTAATTTGCAATGTCCAGATGTCGGTTATCCAATGTATGTTTATTTTGATTCGGGCACTTCTATACCACAACAACGCTGTCAGCCTTTACAAGATAAATTCTGTGTTTTTAAAGCTAAACCTGATTCTATTGTTTTGAATCATGCTAACAATCGTCAAAGTACAGTGTTATATAACGTTTCTAAAACACCTGTATCTTCTTGTACTCCACTTGATGCAGGCCAGTGTGATAAAAATGACCCTTACGGTGATTGTTATCAACCGCCTAACGATGGTTGTACTCGTCTAGCTGATGGCTCTATTACTTGTCCTGATGGGGCTGCTCCTCCAAGTCCTACGGGTACTTGTGGTGGTGCTACTTACTGTAATAGACCACCTACAGGCTGTGGCACTGGTTATGTTTCTGGCTCATTCAATGGTCAGGCGTTATGTGTTAAATCTTCTAATTCAGGTACTGGTTCTGGCACTGGCACTGGTGATGGTGGTGGTTCTGGTACTGGTTCTGGTGATGGTGGTTCAGGTACTGGTGATGGCGGTGGTTCTGGTTCAGGTACACCGATTGATACTGGTACTGGTAGCACTAATATTAATAACTCTGGTTCTGGTTCAGGTTCTTCTACAGGTGGTTCTGGTGGTGGAACTACTTCAACAAGCTTCACTATTGATTTATCACCTGTTGTTAGGGCTATTTCTGCTTTATCCGATAAATTGACTTGGGTTAAGTCTGAATTGGTTAATGCTGTTTCTCGTGTTGAAGATAAACTTACCCAGACTAATAGCAAGTTAGATACAACTAATTCTAAACTTGATTCTGTTAAGTCTTCAGTTGATCAAACAACTGCTGCTGTTAATGCTAACGCTACTACTGTAAAAACGGCTGTAGAAGCGAATACGGCTGCTACAAACAATGTTAAATCGGCTGTCGATGCTAATACCAACTCTACAGCTAATAAGCTTAATGAAGTGGTTAATGCTATCAATAATAAGCCTATTGGCGGTGGTGGTGGCGGAACTACAGATGTTAAGCCTGTTGTTGATGCTATTGAGAAACAGACTACTGATTTTAAAGATATGATGAAGACTGATTCATCAGACTTTGATACCTCACAGTATGAAAAGATTGGTGATGCTTCGGATGATCCACGTTCTCTTAATGCTCAATCAGATGCCGCAGGTTCTTTGCAGGCATTATCTAATAAATTAACTTTTTCTAATTCTGCTTGTGTTCAGGATTTTACAGTTACGGTTCCTATTTATGGGTCTATGACGGTTCCGTTATCTCAATGGTGTGACTTGTTAGCACTAGTAAAAATACTTCTTCATCTCTGCACTTTGATGGTTGCTTTTAAGATGCTTGACTCAACTGTGAGGGCTATCTAATGCCATTGTTTATTGGGGCTATTGTTGCTGCATTACTGAAGGTTTTATTTCGATATGCAGTTTTTAAAATATTTGCAAAGTTAATTTTGGGGACCGCTACGGCTGGCGTTATCTACTTGTTTTTATCCAGTACGGTTAAACCTTTTGTTGATGAAATGCAGCAAAAAATTGTTGAGAAAGCCACAGAGCTTTCAACGGTTGGCGGTACTGCTGCTGAAGTAATTCAGTACTTAGATTTCATCCAGTGCGTGAACATTATTCTTTCTGCATCAGCTGCATGTTTTAGCTTAAAACTAATGTCTGTAGCTATTCGTGCATTCGGTATTAATACGGGTTGATTTTATGGCTATTAAACTAATTACAGCGCAGCCTGGTTCTTATAAGACTGCAATGATGATGGAACTCGCTAATAAGATGTCTAGTGAGGGCCGTCCAATTTACTTATGTAATGTTCGGGGACTTAAACCTGAAATACCTTTTCCATATCAGGTTCTCGACCACTTTAAGGATTGGGTAGATACACCAGAAACATCAGTTATTTTTATTGATGAGGTACAGGAATTTACTAGAGATGTACCGACTAACTGTAAAACAGAAGACTTACCGACTTGGATGACTTTGTTAGAAAAACATCGTCATGAGGGTAAGGATATTTTTATTGTTACTCAGCATCCAATGTTTATACATACTCATGTTAGACGCCTTACGTCTGAGCATATTCATCTTGTTAGAAATGGGAATGTTCCTTTTGCTGCCAAGCGTTCTTGGGGTTTTGTTGAATCCGATCCAGACGACTTTCAGAAAGCTACATTTAAAAATGGTTGTACAACTACGATTTATAGACCTAATAAAGAGGTTTTTAACTGGTATGAATCTACCGTATTAGATACCCATAAATTTAAGGTTCCACCTAAGTTAATTAAGGGTGTGGCTATGGTTGCAGGTATCATCGGTTTTGCTGTTTGGATTGGTTATCCGGTTGCTACTAAATATCTTCATATGAGTGATAAGGAAGTCACCGCCAAAGTCCATGACGAACCTGTCTTACCTTCAGATCCTTCTAATATGACTTTAGCCGAAAGGGCTAAGTATGATGCAGCTATGGCTGGTCTTACTCCAGAACAATATGCTGATTTGATGCATCCTGAAACACGTAACGCAGAACTGCAGGCTAAAAATGACGTGAGAATGGAGACCATAGCAATCAAATACAATCCTAATCGCCCTTATGAGGTTGATACTTCTCAAATCCAATATGAAGTGACTGCAAAGCCAGTGTTTTCAGGTTGTATGAAGATGAAAGGTAAATATGTGGCTTATACCCAACAAGGTACGATTCTGCATGATGTAAGCCAATCTGATTGCCGTAAACTTATGGAAGATGGCGATAGACCATTTAATTATTTTCAGGTTCAGAATAACCGACCTGCTCAGGTAAATAATGCTATGCCACAGGTGCAGATGCAGCCTAATTATTCTTCTTATCAGGCTAATAATTATGTGCAGCCTAACCTACAGCGTAGTTCTGTGAATGGTGCAAATTCTCAAAGTTCTTTTTCTTTTTAAGGGGTTAATTAAATGATGTCTTTAGCTGATATTTCTGCATTACATAACCTTGTTATTCATATTTTTGTAGCTGGTGCAATATTGGGTTTTATCTTGTCTGGCTTCTTTAAAACTCTATTAAATATGTGGGCTTATCGTTTTGAGAGACCTAAAAGAATTAAGACTGATACGGGCTTTTTGTATTTTTGGAGGGGTAAATATTATCCTTTAGAACAACGTAATAAGTTTATTGAAGAACATCGAAAAAAATACGAGCATCTTTTTCCTGATTACTAAAAACCGTCTATATGTTCTACCGTAGCAGTAACCAAAAAAAACCGTTCAGGGGAATTGTGACCGATCCAACTCGGTCACAAGGCGTAGTCTACGGTTTTTTACGTGATCAAACTTCGAGTTATACGCAATGCTCATATTGTGGTCGTACACTGCAATTTAATCAGTTGATGAGACACTTAAAAGTGTGGCATGGTTACGGAACAAAAGACTTTATAATAGATTTTTGATTGGCATTTTATTACATCTCGAGTTAAGCCGGTGATCTGTTTCTGGCATTAAAAAAATGAATAAAATCAATATTTGTGATTTTTGAAGGATTGGCAAAATATGACATTTACTTTAGAAGAGTTAGAAGATATTTGGATTACTTATTATTCTCATGGTGGGGTAAATAATTCAAAAGTTTTGGCTAAAATTAGAGCCGAATATACTTTTTGCCCTCTCTGTGATCATCTAATTCCTAACTCAGAATATCAGCAACATTTTGATGATCATGATTAGCATCTGAGAGTTCGC